TAGGGCGTTGAATACCCTAAAGGCGGTCAAGAGTGCAAAAAGAGCCTTGAAAGTACCGGAGGGGCAGCAGTCAATGAAAGGAGAAAGCATAAATGGCAAATAGAAGAATGTTTTCAAGAGATATTGTTTGCTCAGACCATTTTCTCGATATGCCGTCTTCTGCTCAAGCGTTGTATTTTCAATATGGATTAGAGGCTGATGATGACGGGTTTGTGAGTGCACCAAAGAAAATTATCCGCTTAACAAATGCTTCGGAAGACGATTAGAAAATTTTGATTGCAAAAGGTTTTATTATTCCATTTGATAGTGGAGTTGTTGTTATACGTGACTGGAAAATAAACAATTATTTGAGAAAAGATCGTTATACACCCACGCGATTTAAAGCAGAATTGGAACAGTTAGATACGGTTGATGACCGCTATCAATTGCACATGACTTCAAATGGTATACCAATCAGCAACCACATGGTAGGCATTACGGATACCCAGGTTAGGTTAGGTAAGGATAGTATAGGTAAGGATAGTATAAATAATAAGGGGGGAAAATCGTCCCGATTTATCCCGCCCACTGTGGAAGAAGTACGAGAATATTGTCTTGAACGTGGAAATAATGTTGATGCTCAATGTTTTGTTGATTTCTATTCTTCAAAAGGGTGGTATGTTGGTAAGTCGAAAATGAAAGATTGGAAAGCATCTGTAAGAACATGGGAAAAAAGAAGACAGGTAGATAGTAATAACCTGCAAGCAGATAGAAATGAACTGGGGGAATGGTTGAATGCTTAGAGAGGAAGCGGCAAGATTATTGATGATGATACAGGGAGCATATCCAAACTATAAACCATTGGATAAAAGTGTTGCAGTTAATACATGGCATTTAGCTTTATCTGATATTTCGTTTGATTTGGCACAACAGGCGTTTATCACCTATTTGCGTTCAGATACGAGCGGTTTTGCACCGGCACCGGGACAATTAATAGCACGAGTACAGGAATTGAGTATACCAAAGCAAATGAATGAGCTTGAGGCGTGGACGCTTGTAGAAAATGCAGTTCGGAATAGCGCATATAATTCAGAGGCTGCATTTTCAAAATTACCGCCATTGATTCAAAAAGCAGTTGGCTCTCCGGGACAACTTAGAGCGTGGGCAACTGATGAGGATTATAACAGCCAAGTGGCTTCATCTAACTTTATGAGGGCATATCGAAGCGAGGCAGCGCAGCAAACAGAGTATGATAGGTTGCCGGACGATTTAAAAAATAGAATTGCTCAAGTCAATGCAAGTTCGTACTCAGCTCAAATCCAGCATAAAAATCAAGAGGCAATAAAGATTGCATTAAATCAAGAACCTGCCAAAATTGAAGCAAATAGAGAGGTTACAAGTATATCAGAACAAAGTGATAGTAAATTGCAAGAATTGAAAACAGAGTTGCGATCAAAAAAGTGAATAAATATATACCTTGCAGCAGAGGACGCCTCACGACAGCAAGGTGACCTCTGCATTTATTTTAGTATTCATGGAGAAAGAAACAATGGTGATAACAAACGAACAGCTTGTAGCAAGGATCCAGGCCGGAGAAGAGACTGTTGCCAATATGCTGCAATTATGGCAGCAGACAAAGGCCTTTGTGGCAAAGCTGGCCAAGAAGTATAAAGGCTATGCGGAGTTTGATGATCTGATGCAGGAGGGGTATTTAGGACTGAATGAAGCAGTCAATCATTATGATGTAAGCCAGCATATCCCGTTTATCAATTATGCAGCATACTGGATAAAACAGCGCATGCAGCGTTTTACTGAGCGCAACAGCACGGTCCGGTTGCCCTCTGACATGTATCATTCTGTAATGAAGTATCGGCGGATTGTCGGAGAGTATATGAAAATGTATAACCGTGACCCCTCTGATTATGAATTACGAGGACTTTTAGACGTAAGCTGGGAAGAACTTACACGCATACAGGAAAATGCAAAGAGAGGGCAAACAAGAAGCCTCAGCGAAGTGATAGGCGAAGAAAGTGAAGACTTCACACTTGAGGATACGCTGGCATCAAATCAAGACCTGGAGGAAGACGTGATCCGGTTGTGTGATTTACAGGCAATGCAGAAAAACATGAGGGAGACAATTGATAATTTACCGGAGGGACAGGCGCAGGTGATACGTTGGAGATACTACGACCGCCTCACTCTGCGGGAGATTGGAGAGAAGCTTGGTTGCTCTGAGTCAAAGATAAGAGAGACGGAGAGAAAGGCAATGAGGAAACTCAGGGCGCCACATACAAGCAGGAAGTACCAAGCATATCATGAACAATATCTAACACCGTACCCGATTTATCATATTGGTGTTGAAAGCTTCCAGCGTACCGGATTCAGTGAGGTGGAACGTGCTGTTTTAGGTTGGGGAGATTGATGAAAATTAATGTGAAATGGGAATGAACACCAGACGAACCCGAGAGATCCACAGCGGGATCACGGAAAACTTGATGAAATTTAATATCTGAATGAGCATCGTGTGTTTTTCTTCACAGTGACAGTGTGAAGGTCATTCTTGTATGCACCGGGGAGGAGATGCCCGTGAAGTGAGAGGAAAGTGAGAAGACTCAACGCAAAATTGCGTTCGCCGAGTGTGGTGAAGCAAGAGAGAACCAAGAGAAATTACGAACGAACAAAGGCTGAACAACGGGGGAACTACGGGAGGTGAGTGAAGTGAAGGAAAGGCAGAGAAGATTTGCTGATGAATATTTGATAGATTTAAACGCAGAAGCGGCAGCAGTCCGCGCCGGGTATTCTCCGAGGTACGCAAGAGGAAACGCATATAAACTGGTTGCAAGAAGTGGCATCAAGGAATATATAGCGAAACGAATGGCTGAGAAAGAGTCGGAGCTGATAGCAGATCAGGACGAAGTATTGAGATACTTAACTGCAGTAATGCGTGGAAAATCCACAGCAGAGGAGATTGTAGTTGAAGGCACAGGTGATGGTTGCAGTGAAGCGAGGACAATGGAAAAAGCCCCGTCAGAAAAAGAAAAATTGAAAGCTGCAGAGCTTCTGGGCAAGAGATATGCGTTATTCACAGATAAGGTTGAAACAGATGTGGATATGGATTTGAATATTACAATTGATTACGGAGAATAATGAGTTGAAATAGAGAGCACGCCCCGTATTAGGGTTACCTTAGCCGTCCAGTGCAGATTTACACACGAGACTATAGGTTTCCTCAAAATTGAGGAGGGTTTCACTATTTCAGATAGCCCTGTTAAAAAGCCGGCAATGAAATACTGAGCCGGATTTTTGGTCGAGCGGATAATATTGGACTGCTGCCACTGTGAAAATCTGATTGCTTAGAGAATGGCAGTATGTTATATTGTGAGTAGAGCAATCGTGTTACAGGGTGGCTGGCCTCTATTCTACATAGAATGGGGGTGGTGCTGATGGACAATAATCATTTTGATTTCAACGACCTTATGGCGTTTGGTATGTTCATTCTCGCATTGCTGACATTCGTATTTACGTTTATCAGATAATGTTTTAAGGCATAGAAAAACCACCCCGGAACTTTGGCGAGCGAAGGAGTGGTGATTCTATAAATTCCAATTTACTTCGAGGTCAACCCACCTTGTGGGCGGTTGCTCTTTTTGTATCTTAAATATAGCATATCCGGCAGCAGGATGCAAGAGGGCGTTGAAATGGTTACTCTTTTGGACAAAACTGTCCGAAACTACCGAAATGGTACTTGAGCAGAACCAATGCGCCGGATCTGTATTATTCTTCAGATTTCTTCCCAATTTGGGAAAAAGTGCGATTATTCTTCAGAGTCACGCTCCATTGTTTCGTTAATTGCCCTGGTGACAAAATGATTCATACTTTCCCCTTGTTGTTCTGCATGAGCTTTAATAATAGACTTTTGCCCTTTAGGTACGCGAATGCGGATATCTTCAACGGATTCTTTGAGGTACTTTTCGGCCGCTTTTTTTTGAGCATCAGTGTAACGCGTTTTCTTTTCTGTTGGCATAATGTGTCACCTCCCTATAACAAAATTCTTTAGTGGATTCTTCTCCACCTTACAAGAATATTGTAGCAGAAGTAAATATATGTGTCCATAGATAAAATAGACAAAAATGGTGCACTATGTACCCATAGATTTTGTACGGTATGTCAATTGAAATCTATGGGTACATAGATTATAATATAGTTACAAGTTAAGGAAAGACAACAGCGAAGGGTGAAAACGATGTGGCGTAAGCGTACCGGAGACACCAATATAATACCGGACAAGGGAAAGCAAAGGTATACAAGAGGTTACTGAGATTGGTTTAAGACCTGCCGGAGCTGTTGGAACACCTGCAGAAAGGAGTACATAGGTTATGAAATACGATTTAAAGAGAATCATGCTGAATGCATGGAAGAACTACCGAAAGAATAATATCAGCTTTGCAGAAGCATTGCACAGAGCATGGCTGTCAGCCAAAGCCGAAGAAATCAACGCAGAGCGCATTGAGAGGAGCAAAGCGGCAGCAGGCGTAGCAGAGGAGACAAATACATGGTCTGGTTGGAAAAAGCTTGGATATGAAGTAATACACGGCTCTAAAGCATTATTTGGTTGCTCATTGATTTGGGGTTCCAAGGGTGATGGAGCAATTTACAAAGCAAGTTTCTTTGGCAGATCACAGGTACAAGAAATAACAGCATAAAAAGAGCCCCTTATCAGTGCTACCAACGCTGATAGGGGCAGTAGATGACTGGATTCCAGCCAACAAACATATTAATCATAACATGGAGTCCGGGGAAAGGACAAGAGAAAAATGGCCTACGAAGTAATTAATGAGAAACTGAAAGTAGAAGCGTGCAGGATTGGAGATCTGACAGAGGTGCTTGATATCCTGAAATATAGCTACATTAGTGAGGTGCCCCTTGAGGTTATACAGAGCATATTCCAAGAATATGATTCTGGCCTTATTGGTCTATGCCAGGTATTTATTTATGGCGTAATCGAGGGGAAGAGAGCAGAGAGAGCCAGGAGGGCGCAGCATCATGACTGAAAGAGATGTATTTGTGCAGGCAATTCCGCAGATCGCAGAAATGGTAGTTGAAGCTCGTAAGCTGACCGGAGAAGAGTTTCAGGAGTGGCATGATGAAGTAATGAAGTCTGTACCGGATAAGGCAAAACCATTTATCGAAAAGGTCTTTATGGTTGTTGCTGATAATTTATAAATAGGATTCTCGCCTTTCCGGGAAAGGTATTGGCGGACTGGAGCCGGACGGCGGAAATTTTGTAACACGATAACGCGCGCGAGGTGCGACATCGCACAAAACCACAAATACAGGGTGCACTCTCTGAACAGTGAGAAGTTGTAAGACTGCTGCCCTTCCTGGAACGATACACCAATATCCGAACAGGATGGCAGGAGGTCAAGACTCGGAAATACTCGGATTGAATGTATATTCTGACATTTCGGACACCCTAAAAAGGTGACAAAAACAAGAGCATAAAAACTTGAAAGAAGGTGATAACAAAAGCCCCAGGTGCGGCAACACCACGGGGCTAAAACAGAAATAACCCAATACACACAATAAAGGGTCAACATGATTATAACTGTCATGTTGGCTTATTGCAATACTTGAACTTATGTTCAGAAAGGAGTAGAGCATGGCAGTTGATAAGAGAGGTAGGAAGCTACCAAAGGGGATACAGCAACGATATGAAGGATATGAGGGACGCTTCATGTATCAGGGAAAAAGATACCTTGTGCATGGCAATACCATTACAGAGACGCAGAAGTATATAACAGAACTTAAGTATAAACTGGAGCATGGCATATATGTTACAAAAGAGAAAATTACTCTTGATGAATGGTATAAAATTTGGTTGGAGGAATATAAAAAGAATCGGGTGAAAATAGGAACCTATACGAGCTATGAAAAATATTATCAGAGCATTATAAAAAAGAGACTCGGCAGCAGGCAGATTTCGGAGCTCCGGGGCGAGCATATTCAAAAGTTATACAACGATCTGGTAAAAGAAGGATATGCATTATCAAGTATTAAAATTGTATCGGCTGTTTTAAACGGGTGCTTAAAGCAGGCCATGAAGAATGGATTGATTGAACGTAATCCGGTAAAGCTGGCAGAGTTACCACGGCAGACAGGAAAGAAAAAGGAGAGAATGGCCATGACAAAAGAACAGCAAGATCTATTTATGGAATATGCAAAAGAGAGTTATCTGTATCATTTTTTTGCGGTGATGCTTCGAACTGGTATGAGAAAAGGAGAAATGCAGGGGCTTAAGTATTCCGACATTGATAAGAAACAGAAACTGATTCATGTTCAAAGAACATTGAAATACATAGAGGGCAAGGGATATATGGAAGATACGCCAAAGACAAGAACTTCCGCCAGAGATATACCGTTGACTGCTGCCACATTGGAGCATATAGAAGCACAACGGAAATATTGGGGATTTAAAGTAGTAAGAATGGATCAGTATTTATTTTGCAATGAAGAGGGCGGACCGGTCAGCAGGGAACGGATACAGGCAGAGATTGACAGAACAATAAACCGGATTCGGGAAGCCGGGCATGATTTTCCGAGAATCACAAGCCATGTATTTCGCCATACATTTGCGACCAGGGCAATTGAAGCAGGTATGCAGCCACAGGTATTAAAAACAATACTGGGGCACAGTTCGCTTGCTATGACAATGGATTTATACAGCCATGTATTACCGGATACAAAGGCAGAGGAAATGGAGAAAATAGCGAATGCATTTTAGAGGGTATAGAAGCCCTCTCTTTTTTTGTGGCAGTACAAAAAAAGTACCAAATTGCATAAACGGGGATAAATTAAGATAAAAAATAAAAGCCTGAAAACACAGTGCTTTCTAGGCTAAATAAACAAAGATAAACCTATATAAATAGGAAGAAAAAGAAGTTTTGTTTTACGAGTGGAAGGTCACGAACACTCGATTCATTTTACGCCGGGAATCGGCGAAACCCCTATAAGACCTTGTTTTTTCAGGGTTTTACATCGGGTGATAGTATAGCATGGAAAAAGAAGAAAATCAAGGCTCGACTCACTTTGTGCCCACTTTAATTTTAAATTTGCAGATTGTATTACTGAAATGCATATGCTGCAATGCCAATAGGCAAAGAGAAGTGATTAGTCCATGTGACTCAATTACATTCAAGTCGAACGTCCGGAGAGGCAACTCCTGGGTTTTCTATTTGTCAGGCATCCGTTCTGAAAGGTAAAAAAATGGACAAAATGGGAAAAAATCTTGCTGATGTTTCCTAATGAAAAAATAATGAAAAAATATAAAAAAATGAAAAAAAGTGCTTGCATTTTCAGAAAGGCTATTATATAATAACACTTGTCGTTAAGAGATGCGACAGAAAAATAAGAGATGCGCGATTAGCTCAGTTGGTAGAGCACCTGACTCTTAATCAGGGTGTCCAGGGTTCGAACCCCTGATCGCGCACTACCAAATCACTGTTTTTAGAGGCTTAGAGCTCTGGGGACGGTGATTTTATTTTGCTTGAAAATAGGGGCTTCAGGGGGGATAAAACGGAAATCACCAGGGAAAGCAAGGGTGAAGTGCTTTTGTCGCAGATTCTGTCGCGAGAAAATAAACAGTCCAGGAAAGATGCAGATTCTTGATCCGTTAAGATTTGCCAGAATGCTGGATTCGATGATTTGTCATTGATAATCGTTGTATTATTCGCTACAATTATTATATCAGCTGGGAGTCTTCTCGACTGAGATAAAACAATAGGATGATATTATCCGTGATGGGGCAAATGTTTTGCAGATTGGAGACCAGATATGAGTAGAAAAAAGAATAGAAAAAAGAATTTTATTAAGCAAATAGCAGTTGTAGACAAAACCCCTGTGAAACAGGAGGAACAGATGGTACAGCTGGATTTAGGGCCGCGAAGAAGTGTTGCGTTCATCGGTTCGGAATGCTATCCGTTCGTGAAGACCGGCGGTCTGGGAGATGTGATGTACGCCCTGCCCCGGGAACTGGCCCGCCTGAACTGCGATGTGCGCGTCATCCTGCCCCGTTACGCCTGCATTCCCCAGGAGTATCAGGACAAGATGGTCTACCGGGGCGAGTTCTACATGGACCTGGGCAAGACCGGCCGCCAGTATTACGTGGGCATTATGGAGTACGT